ATCGACCTCAACGAGAAGAACGGCAACAAGTGCGCCACCCAAACGGGCAAGGTCAGGGCGCAACAGCTGGCCCAAAAAAAGGCCGTTAGCTTTGAGACCGTGAAAAGGATGTACTCATATCTTTCCCGTGCGGAGGAGTATTATGACGAGTCAGATTCGTCCTCTTGCGGAACCATTTCGTATCTTCTATGGGGAGGCAAAGCCGGACTGCGGTGGGCTACCAGCATCATGAGGGAAGAAGGTAAGCTATGATTCACAAGAAAGTAATCGAGGCCAATGGCGTAAAGTACCTCCTGACAGAGAAGGAGGGACGCACGAAATCCGGGCGGAAGATTCGCTCCTGTAAGTGGGAGACATACCAAGAAACCCCAACCCTGTTTTGAAGAAGATTAAAATCATCCACACCACAATCCGCGAGATTGAGGGCAAGCGATACCAGGCCACCACGTGGGACTGCACCCCTCCCGGTCATGACGACGCCTACACTTTAAGCCGCACCGAATGGAAGGAGCTTCCAAGTTCAAATAAACAGCTCGGATTGTTTTGAAGATACTCACCGCCGCCCAGCTTGACGGCTACCAAAGGAGGAAGGACCGCACCGTGTCCGTGCGCTTCATCACGCAGGAGAAAACCAGCGCAGAGGTAGCGGAGATAGATCAGATGGTGGACACCTTTGGCGTCTTGTACTTTCGAGGGGAGGACACCTTCAACCGCGATGAGGTAGAAGAACTCGACGCCATAGAGCTGGACCTTTACGACGAGCCCAAGAGCCAGAGCCAACGCCTGAGAAACGTCCTTTACAAAGTATGGCAACAAGAGGAGCAGGGAGAGTTCAAGGAGTTCTACCGCCACGAGACAGAGCGTATCATCCAACACTACAAAAACAAGCTCGACCTGTGAACCGCTACGACTACTCCACGAGGGCAGTATTTTTCGGATACATTGGAGCCATCCTGACCCTCCTAATTTGGGCCTATGTCTGACACATACAAAGCCGTCTTCGAATGCCCCGAAAACGAGGAGCGCGTGGTGTGGTATGTATCCAGCCGCAGACAGGCAGGATTGCAATTCACCCACCACAAGAACCGCACACGGGCGATCAAGCGATTCTATGACCGCACCGAATACAGCGAGACAATAGAGAAGGTATTCACTACAGACTCAGAACCCGGATACGACGTGAGCCCCTTTGGATATGGGGCGTAAACCTTGACAGCTATGGACGTACAAAAAAAAGCGATGATACAAGCCTTGGAGAAGGCGTTGGGGATAGTCACCCAAGCGTGTAAGGTGGTGGGCATCTCCAGGCAGACCCATTACAATTGGATGGCTGCCGACGAGGACTACAAGACCGCAGTGGAAGACCTGGGTGATGTGGCCCTCGATTTCGCGGAGAGCAAACTTCACAAGCTGATTGATTCCGGCAACCCCGCCGCCACCATTTTCTACCTCAAGACCAAGGGCAAGAACCGGGGATATGTGGAGAGGCAAGAGATAGCCGTGGCCGAGAAGAAGCCGCTCTCGTGGTTCACCGATGACAACGCGGACGTGAGTTGAGTTTGCATATTTGCAAAGATTGTTGTATCTTTACATCATGACAAATTACGAATGGAGGGTGTACAACATCGACGAAGACGACTGGGATACTCCAACCCAACAGGAATTGCGTGAGGCTGTTTCTGACGACAATTGCGAAGTATGGCTCAAAAGAATCAAAGACGACTGGGTGATCGACCAAGCTCAAGTCCATGCAGGTCGTTTGCCTGAGCGAATGCAGGACGAAGGCTACAAGGTCCCTCAACGATACCACAAAATGCTTGAACGCCTTGCCACATAAAGCGACCCGCATCACTTCCGAGCAGTGTAAACCGTGGCTGTTGGGTCGGCATTACGCCCGCCGGATGTGTTCCATTAGTTACGCTTTCGGGTTGTACGAAGACGGCAAGATGAAAGGGGTTTGTACATTCGGCAAACCAGCCTCGCCGTGGTTGTGTATTGGGGTGTGTGGCCCTGAGCATTCCGAGAGCGTGTACGAGCTGAATCGGTTGTGCGTCTCCGACCAGACGCCAAATATCCTGAGCTGGTTCGTTGCTGAATGTCTGCGCCAACTTCCGCCGATGATTGTGGTCAGTTATGCGGACACCGATCAAGGACACGTCGGATACATCTATCAAGCCACCAACTGGATTTACACCGGAGCGACCAAAGAGCGAACCGATATCGGCACGGCAGACGGCAAGCATTCCCGGCACTATGACGCAACCGAAGACCATCCCCGCAAACATCGCTCCAGTAAGCATCGATACATTTATTTCATAGGCTCAAAGACCCAGCGCAAGCGGTGGCGCAAGGCGTTGAAGTATGCCGAGGAGCCATATCCCAAGGGTGACAACTCCCGATACTCGGAGGCTCCTATTTACTCACAGGCTCAACTGTTTTGAGGCAACCCGCCACATACTACCACGTCAAAGGGTGCGACACCCGGATTCAAATCCACCAAGGCGGGACGCGATCGGGCAAGACGTACTCTATCCTTCAGAGTATCGTCGAGCTGTGTTACAAGAACGAGAACGCTGGGGCCGTCATCACCATAGCCCGGAAGACATTCCCCGCGCTGAGGGCTACAGCCATGAGGGACTTCTTCGAGATACTCGAAAGGGAGGACGCATATAACCCCGACCTCCACAACAAGAGCGAGGCGAATTACGTCCTCTTCGGAAACCTGGTCGAGTTCATCAGCGTAGACCAGCCGCAAAAGGTCAGGGGCCGGAAGCGGTCCATCCTCTTCATCAACGAAGCGAACGAGCTGGCCTTGGAAGATTGGAGGCAACTCCTCCTGAGGACCACGAACAAGGTCATCATCGACTTCAACCCCTCGGACGAATATCACTGGATATACGAGGACGTCATCCCACGAGAGGACTCCAGCTTCTTCCGCACCACATACAAGGACAACCCCTACTTGGACAAGGCCACCATCGCAGAGATAGAACGCCTGAAGGACGCCGACCCGAATTACTGGAGAATTTACGGACTCGGAGAGAGAGGAGTGAACCAGGCCGCCGTCTTCACGTGGGAGGTGGGAGAGGTATCCGGTAAGCGCATCGGGACCGGCCTCGACTTCGGATTCACCAACGACCCGACGGCAGTGATTGACGTATACCAAGACGGTCACACGCTGATCCTTCACGAGCGCCTCTACTCCACCGGCCTCACGAATCCGGACATTGGAGAGGAGCTGGACAAGCTCGATTGTCAGACCATCATAGCAGACTCAGCCGAGCCCAAGAGCATCGAGGAGCTGTATCGGTTGGGGCATAACGTCAAGCCCGCCCGCAAGGGTCCGGACTCAATCCGTCAGGGTATCGACATCATGAGAAGGCACAAGCTCCTGGTTACCGCCGAGAGCACCCACCTACAAAAGGAGCTGAGGGCGTACCGATGGGAGCAGGACAAGAACGGGCGCAACCTGAACAGACCCGTCGACAAGGACAACCACGGCATCGACGCGGTGCGGTACGTGTGTTTGAACTTGCTCACCACCTCCCGCTCCGGTTCCTACTTCCTCGCATAAATGCAAACTTTTTTTGCGTGAATGTTTGGAGAAGCAAAAAAGAGTTGTATATTTGCTATGTCAACAACGACAAACAAACACAAAACGACATGAACTTCATCCACTCCACCTTCCGCTGCAATCTGTTGGACTACAACAACACTCGCAGCAGCATGATGATTGAGAACGCCCAGCTAGAAGAGTGCTCCGATTACAGCGGCATCAGCCTAGAGGTCCTCAACCACTGCGCCGAGAAGATGGTCAAGCGTTACAACCGCACCAATGAACCGCAGGTTCGCGACTTCATCGCCAACGGTTACAAGCTCACTCTTCACATTGGATAACGGTCCTAATCCGCTTCAAAGTACAGGCCCTCCGGGGCCTTTTTTTATGTCCCTACCTTTCGTCTATTTGATAACGTGAAGAAGACCATCCGAATCCCCGAGACGCTCTACGACATCACCATCTCCCAATACATGGAGGTTCGTGATATCCCAGACTCGAACGAGCTGGAGCAGGTGGTGCAGACCATTTGCATCCTCTGCCACTTGGAGCGGGCCGAAGTGATGGCCATGGAGCAAGCCGACATCCAGCACATCGGAGGCGTGATCGGGGGCATCCTCGACAAGTACGACGAAGACCACCCACTTGAAAGGACCATTGAACTGGACCAGCGCTACGGCTTCCACCCCAACCTCTCACGGATCACGGTGGCCGAATTCGCAGACATCGAGACCTTGTGCGCGGACTCCCTGGACAAACACCTGCCCCAGGTCATGGGCATCTTGTACCGCCCTATCGTCGAGGAGCATGGTGAATTTTACCGCATCGCAGACTACGACGGAGAGGACCGCTCGGAGTTCTTCCAGGAGATGAAGATGGGCCACGCACTGGGCGCCGCCGCTTTTTTTTTGCGTACCGGCACCG